AGTATCAATCCACCTCTAGGTCCTCTCAAAGTTTTATGTGTTGTAGTAGTTACAACATCACAATATGGTAAAGGATCTGGATGAAGTCCTTTTGCAACTATACCTGCAATATGTGCAATATCTGCAAGTAAATATGCACCTACTCTATCTGCAATTCTTCTAAATGCTTGAAAATCTATTTGTCTTGGATACGCAGAATATCCAGTTATAATTAATTTTGGTTTTTCTTCAATAGCAATTTGTTCAATTCTATCATAATCTAAAACTTGAGTATCTTTATCTACTTGATATGATATAGCACGGAACCATTTACCACTCATATTAACGTGAGAACCATGAGTTAAATGACCTCCATGAGACAAGTCCATACCCATAATAGTATCACCAGGTTCTAATAGTGCTAGGAATACTGCTGCGTTTGCCTGTGCTCCACTATGAGGTTGTACGTTTGCCCATTTTGCACCAAATAGATTTCTTGCTCTTTCTATTGCTATGTTTTCTATTTCATCTACAAATTCGCATCCACCATAATATCTTTTACCTGGTAGACCTTCTGCATACTTATTAGTTAATATAGAACCCTGTGCATTCATTACATCTTCTGATGCAAAGTTTTCACTAGCAATCATTTCTAAATGATACTGCTGTCTTTCTTTTTCTTTTTCAATAAGATTTTTAATGACTAAATCCATTACTTATCAGGTTGTATTCCGTATGGTGTTAAATCGTATTCAACTATTTCTATACCAGGTTCTTCCCTAGATATGGGAGGACCTACTTTTTCTTGAAGTTTCTTTAACTCTTTAGCACCTTCTCCCTGATCATAAGGGATAGGTGCATTATGCAAACAAACACGTATGATTTGCATTTCTTCTGGTGTGAAAAAAACTTCTTTTTGCATTATCCAAATGTTGAATCTGGTTCTAATGCTATAAAATATTTAAGATCATATTGTGTATTCTGAAACTTAGATAATAGTTTTGATGAAACTACTACTTCGTAAGAACCAGGTATAATTTTTATATTCTCTACTTTGAAATTAAATACAAATGTATTATCTGTTTCTCCAACTTCAATAGCATATTCGTTAGATGTATCATTCTTCTTATCTCTAACAACTAATTTAACTACACCATCTTTACCTACAACACAGAAATCAGGTAGTTGATAAACTGCAGCTGCTTTCAATAGTTTCTCTAGAGAAGTGCTATCTAAGTTAAAGCATACGTCCTGAGTAGGCAGAGATATGTCTTTCTCTGGAGGTGCAATAATTACATTAGGGTCTGCAAAGAAATATTTTACTCTTCTCTTTCCTTCCTTAATATCAAGATAAGTATCTTTAGTAAAATCAAGATCAGGATCCTGATGCAAACTCAATCCATTTAAAAATTGGTTTAGATCATATATACCAAACTCTCTAGGGAACTCTTCTTTAATTTCTGCTTCAGCAAGAATGTTTTTTGCAACAGAAATAGTACGAAGGTTTGTTCCTTCTTTTACAAGGATAGAATTATTGATTCCTGCAAAGTTTTTGAGAATGGTTAAAGTTTTGTCAGATAGTTTCATAATTTATTTGTTTGTTAAGGCATTTGATCAAAGTTACCAGATGGCATAGATTGATCTCCATAATGCCCATCAAAGTGTAATAACAGCATAGCATAATGTATGACTTTTAACAAGTCTTTTTTATTTCTACCATCTTTGCTTCCATAACGACTTCCATACTTTAGTATGTTTGCTTGACAGAACTGTGCTGCAATATCTCTTGCTGCCATTAAGTCGATAGTTTGTACTTTACGGAACTCATGTTTTGTTCCTGTATAGTGTCCTTGGTAGGTTGAGGAAACATATTCTTCAATATCTTTTAGAATCTCTTCTTCATGATATTTGTAGTAATGTGCTCTCTTTGGTTCGTAGTCCATTTTTTCTAATTCTTTTTGATGAAACTCTTGTGTCCACCCATCGTTGTATGGTGAGTTAGCATTTGTAAAATGATGAGAATACATATCATCTATGTTTGCCATTGCATCTCCATAGTTAAAATTATAATCATCAGCAGAACCGTCATTTAAACTAACTTCATAATCAAGACCATCATCTGGATAATAACCTTTATCATTAGTAGGATCTTGGGATGCAGTGTTACCTGCTCCGACATTATTAGTGTCAATAATTGGATATTCTTTGTCCATATCTCCGAATAAGGTCTCCCACGCTAAACTCCATGCATTAACCATAGGTAAATAAGAAATCATTTACAAGACTCTCTGCTTTATCTCCACCAAACTTTCCTTTCAGATATCCTGATACAGGATCAAGTTTAGTCATATAAGTATCAAAGTCTTTGTAGAAACTGGTATCTACACCAGTTGGTTTCTCTAATTCTATCATATCCTTATACTTTGTCAAGTAATTTTTAAACATATCAAGATGTTCATCTACTTCAGACATAGTACATTTAGCAATATAAATGTTTTTTGAAAAATGATTACCAATCTCAAAGAATCTATAATCTCCTTCATAGACAGGTAATCCTTCTACAGAAAAAGAATAATTCTCTACAGGATGTTGGAAGTCAAAGACAATAATGACCTTCTTGTCAAAGAATCCCATAAGATCCATACCAAAACATGGAAGATTACTGCCTGTCTTAGGATAGATGATGTTGTTGTAAATACAAGTTTTTTCATTCCAGATTTCTACCTCCCTTGATTTAATAAAATACTGTGTAGTATAAGTTCTTGCTAATAGGTTAGTATCTTTAGACTTCCAATTAGCCCAAACGCTCCCTGCTGCGTTATGCAGAGGGAACGTTTCGTGTAAGATGTCTTTGTAATTTTTCCAAAGATTCATAGGTTAACCTTCTTCTGATTTGTTGAAGTCAACGTCAGCATCTACCTTATCGTATAACTCTAAGAAAGATTGCTTTGTCTCTTCATCGAAACGATTTACACATACTTGAATTGCTTTATCCTTTTTACCAAAGATAGCGTATGCACGAATGATGTGTACCAAACGACGAGTACTGATGATCTCTTCAACACCACCATCATAGAATGTCTTACGGATGATGTCTGCCCAATCAACTAAACGTTTTGTAAAATCGTTCTCCTTGATACCTAGAGATTCAGCAACGTTATTTAGTATCTTAACTTCATTGTTTGGAGTAGGATACTCTTGCTCAAATGTTACTGGGAATCTTTCGAGGAATGCTTCGTTGAGCACGTTAGTTCCAATAAAGCGTCCGTCGTCTGAACCTTTACCCTTAGTATTTGCGGTGGCGAATATGTTGAATCCTTTGGCGGGTCTAACGAATCTGCCAATCTTCTTAAGGAAAACTCCATTTCCCTCAAGGACGCTCTGAAGGCAGAGGATTTTGTTAGAGGCAAGGTCGATTTCGTCAAGTAACAAGATTGCTCCTCGTTCGAGTGCTTCGATAACGGGTCCGTTATGCCATACTGTGGCACCATCAACAAGACGGAAACCGCCAATAAGATCATCTTCATCTGTTTCAATCGTAATGTTTACTCTGATAATTTCTCTCTTAAGTTGAGAACATGCTTGTTCTACTGAGAAGGTTTTACCATTACCTGATAATCCTGTAATGAATGTAGGATAAAATTGCTTAGATTGAATAATTCTTTTGATGTCTGGGAAAGCACCGAACTTAACGAATGTAGGATCTCCCTCTGGAATTAAATTTCTCTCTGCATCAGGAACAACTGCAGGTGCAGCAAAGGAGGATTCGATCTTGTCAACTACTTTCTGTGTAACTGTAAGATTCCATCTACCTTTTGAAACTTTGTACTTTTTTAGTTTCCTAGTTATTGTAGCATAACTAATATCGTTCTGAGCACAAAATCCACGAATGTCAGCAGATGTAAACTCATTACCATATTGACTTTGAAAAGCATCAACTACTTGATCTTCTGTCATCTTGGTTTCAAAAAGATTGTAAGGCATTGTCTGTATGTATTTAACTATTATAATAATACACAAAAAAACACCCCCTGTGTAGGGGGTGTGTGACACTTTTTTAACTGGTTTTTATATTTCTGCTAACTTTTCATACAACTGTTCGATTAATTTATCTTTAGTGTATCTTCTGTCTAGTTCAATACCTATTGTACGACCATACTCCTCTAATTCTATCTTAGTCATAGTATTAAAATTTACTTCTTCATCTGGTTCTACAGATGCAGGAGTTGTATCAACAGGTGCAGGAGGTGCCACCTCTGGAGTTTGCTTACCTCCTCTTATTAAATCTCCAAAATGACTCATGGTTCTAACGTAATATTTCAAGAATATTTATTCAAGCAACAAGTTCTATAAACTCTCCTAATATTCTTTTGTTCATCTTTTTACCTTTAAGAGTCTTGGCAAATGCTCTCTTAATATCTGCCTTTGTTGCATCTTCCTTAACTTCAAACTCAGTTTCATTACCAATTGAAGATGAAGCAATCGCAAAATACTTGTGATAACCTACTTCTGAGAGACTACAACTCTTAGACTTCTTCCATTCCTTCATTGCTTTATCATAAGCATCGCCATAAGCACCTGCATAGCGACGAATGAAATAACCATGCTCTCTACTTTCAAGAAGACGTATTCCTATAAAGTTAGTATTAGGGAATCTATGTCTCAAATGCTTTAGTAAAACTTCAGTAAATGATCTATAGTCTGAGTCTACTGCATATGTATATCCTGTTTTACGGTCTCTTACAAAACAATTATCATGTACACTTCTTGTTCCTAGATATGGTTCTTCTTCCCAATCTCTATTTACTTCTTTGTGGTAGGAAAGTGGATGTGCTTCTCCATCAGTAAGAACAACAACCTGAGTCTTCTCTACACCAGTTCTCTTAACAAAGTCAGGGATAATAGAATTGAAAGCAAGTAATGATTCATTCAAAGGTGTTCCTGATAAACCATATGAATATGGAGTATTAAGTGGAGACCAGTTATCTTCTCCTCTGTATCTGTAAGCAAATGTAGAAGCAATACGATATACGTTTTGTATTTGTCTGTCTAACTCTTTGCCTTTTACTTTACTTGTAAGTAAATTCAATAAAGAGAAACTTTCATCTATTTGAAATACTCCATCTCTCTTATCATATATTTTTAATACATTATCGCGATCTCTGTAACCTGGTCTTTCAAGACCTAATACCTGCTCTCTGTAATTATGGATAGGATATGAATTAGAAAATGCATAGACATCGAAAGGAATGTTTACTTTCTTACAGAACCATACTAAGTTGATTAACTGCTTAACAGTATCCATCATTATATGAGACATTGAACCAGACCAATCTAAAAGGAAAATCAAACCGTGGTTCTTACCTTCTGGAAGATTTGTAACTTTCTTAAATAGATCTTCATTGTATTTGTAAGTATGTAACTTAGATGTGTTAAGAACACCAGTACGACTTGTAGTAGCACGAGCGTATGCAGATGCAGACTTCTTCATCTCAAACTCTTTTACAAGATAGTTAACTTCCTTTTGAGCACTTCTCTTGAACTCAGAGTATGATTTGTTTACACAATCAAATAAAGGTGGTTGAGTGTAAAGAACATTTGGTCTTGAGTGTCTTTCATCCCATTCTGCTTGCTGTCTTAACCAATCTAATTCTATTTCATTATGAATATAATCATTTGGTACAACAAGTTTAGTATGATCTACATCTGTAATCTCAATATAAGTGCTTTCTCTACCAGATGCTAAGTTTGACAACTTCTGCATTGCTCTTTCAAATGATTCAACAGTATCCAACTCTAATTCAGATTTAGAACCCTCCATACCTGCAATGGCATCATCCATTTCCTGTTGATCCCAAGGTTGATTTGGATCTATAATGTGTTGATCTGGATCTGCATCTACTTCTTTATTCTCCTTATCTCCTTCT